CTTGAGATTGCTCCGTAAAACATAATTAAAAATTAAGATAATTATGAATTACAATGAAAGTGAATTCGATAAATTACTGGGAAAACGAAACTGAAAATTTTCTAGCTTCATATTCGTCTTGATCCCAACTCATCAATTGATAAGGTAAGGACTGCGCTACACCATATTTTTCTTCGAGAAAGAGAAATATCTTGTAGAGATAATGGGAATTGATCCCGGCATCTAGGTTAATACTCCAGGCTCTGAGAGCTGAAATATCGCCTGATGGCACAGCGTATTCGGGATACGCTAACATACGTAAACAGACAAGTTCGTCACGTGCATTCTGCCCTTCTCGGACTGATCTACTAAGAAATGATGATTGCTCGGCTGTGTTGGAAACTGATGATTTGAGAAGATTAATCTTCCAATTCAGTGGTTCACAAACGGTTTGGAACCTTTCCAATGGTATGTAATGAGCTGAGTCGACTGCTGCTAGGCTGTCATCGCCGTGTGTTATGACCTGGGCGAAACGTTTGGTCAAACGTTGAAACATATATTGTATACGAACGTAGTTCGTGATGCTACCGATGATGTTGGTAAAGCAACTACCAGATGGTATTCCGTGGGTCTTCACGTAGAGTACTCCTTGTGGACTGGCAATTTTTCGATATATGAATAGCTCGATTAGGAAACGCCATATTTGGTGTTCGACATTCGACGGAAATGTCAACATTTGCTCCAAACAATAGAAGGCGAATCTTAGTTCCCATTCTTGAACGGATGCGTCAAATGAAGACCAGTCAAACATGTAAATGTAATCGTGATCGTTGAGCATATCCTCGATAATCGGTGGCACTGACAACAGTGGATTCTTTCCAATAAAGTAAAATGAATCAATCTGTTTAAATTTGTCAATGAGTGGGTCTGCGAAGAGACCTTCTAACAAAACATAATGAAATGCTTCGCCCCAGACGTTTCGGATCTTGGACTTGACCTTGATCTGCGATAATTGTGTTCGTGTGAACGCAAGATCAGGTGTTGAGTCTTCGATGGCTTGCGACAAATAACTGCGGTCGTGATCTAACTTTTCAGCGATCGTAACTGCGGTCCGTTTGGCTTTACGATAGTTATCGTCATCGCCTTTGCGACCGACGTAACCGTAGCCTGCGGCCGAAGATTGTAACCAACGTACGGAGTCGAAATCGGTGTAGGAAATCGGCGTAACTTTTGGATAGCTTCGGAATTTTGTCAGAGTGTGTTGCTTGGTGATATTCCAAGCTTCATCAGTTGGCTCGGGCAACTTTGGTGTTCCATATGCTTCGATTGCTTCTATATGCTTATCGAGTGTATAGTAACTTCTGGCCCAGCCTTCAAGCTCTTGACGGAGTGTGAAAGGTACGAGGTAACCTATTGCGTGCATGGCAAAGGGGTCTACAAGTAGCTCAAACTCCTCTCTAGATCTTCGTTCTGGAATTGTTCCAATTGGCGTGAGGCCTATTCGAATGTTCCGGAATCGATGATCCATGTTTGTATGCGCGGTGTAAGATAAAAAATACGCACGTTAATAACGGTCAAATCTTCTATTTAAAACCTGCACAGACACAGTGTTGGTTAGAACCTGGACAACTTATACAGTAATACAAGAAAATGTCTAGAAATTTCTAACTAAAACCCTGGATAATGAAC